AGAGTCATGAAACTTTTCTGGGTTATCAGCCATTCGAGATAATTCTTTTGACGCTTCAACAACTTGATCAATCTTATTTAGAAGTTCTGCTTCTTTTCCTGCTACTTTCTCATCAACTGTTCTAGAAATGTCAATATAGTTAGCTTTTCTTCCATAATGCTTTAATCCTGAATCTAATTCATTTGCATGTACTGATTCTAGATCATTGACAAGTTCCATTTGTTTAAGAATAACTCTTCTTCCTTGCTCATCATTCAAAAGGCTAGGCAATTGTTGCATAAAAGAAGAAACGTCGAAGTTAGTAACTCTAGCTCCAAAGAAATCCTTAGCACCTTTTAAGAATTGCTTAAGATTTTTAATATAAAGTTGAGTCTCAGGATTAATCTTATCAGCTAATTGTGCTAATGGCCTAATATCTCCAGTGTTAGGATCAACTATAACCATTTTACCTAATCCGCTTGGCAATTCTTTTGAGTCATTGGCTGTAGTCATACTTCTAATTAAAATTCCGTTATCCCTATATGCCTTTTTCTTCTTTTCAACTTCTTTTAGCTCTTTGGTATTTGTCTCTTGATTCTTATTTTCCCATTTAACCATTTCAGCAGGGATCATTTTTTCGGGAGGAGCAATTTCAGGCCATTCTTCTTTCTTAGCTACAGCTTCAGGAATTATAACTTCTTCTGGAGAAATAGGAGCTTCTTGTGGATTTGTCGTCGAAATATTTTGCTGATTCTGTAGAGGAATTTGCTTACTTTGTTGTTCGGGATTTTTTCTTATTCCTCTAGCTTTTTCCATTCGATGATTTCTTTCTAAAGATCCTTGGACACCTGGAGGTGCATTAATATAGTGTTTGGCTTCTTCAGGAGGCCAACCATCTGCAATTAAATCATTGTATTTTTCTGTTTTTTCTTCTTCTGTCTGAGCCATCTTATTGACTTTAGAATTCAGAGCTTTCTGCTTTTGAATGAGCACTTTTTCAATATCATCAAGGTTCTTATGAGCTTCTAACAACTTAGAAGGACTTGCCGTACTTTTCATTAAGTCTATCTTAGCTTCCTTATAAGCAAATTGTTCATTTTTATTGGTTTTATATTGATCTAGAATTGTTCCTATCTCATCACGATCATGCTTATCAGTATAATCTTTACCAAGCCTTGTGAAGAACTTCTCAATTCCTCCTGGATCAGGCTGATCATTTTCAAATCGTACTACTTGTGCTTGAGGCATTAGTGGAATCCTCCGGGAAGATATTTAAGAGCTATATCTGAAGCATCTTCAGTGAACTTGCTTAGACCGCCGGGAGAGATCGAATTAAGAATGTTATCCATCCAATTTCCGCCTCCTTGATTTGGAGAGTCATCATAAGCAAAAGTCTGGCGATTCTGGTAGTTTTCTAGAGAATTTATCTTATTCTGCTTGGCTTGATTTTCTTGGTTATACATATATTCGGATCTCTTAGCATTTAAGTTCTCCTGAACATCTCTTCCGGCTTTGGAAAGGGCATCGCCTGAGTATGAGCTATTCATCAAGCCTTGGCTTCTATAAGCTCCAGTGATCTTAGGAACGATTTGCTCTGAGAAGTTTCTATAAGCGGGATTGCCAATATTCTGATCGAAGACGGCATTGGCTTTTTCTGGATCGTAATTATAGAGATCAGCTAAAGGACCTTCACCATGAAAAGCTTGATATTGCTCATCATGAAGTCCCTGCTGATTCTTATCTAGAGTGGAAAGTTTCTTCTTTTTCTTCTTCTTATTTCCTCCCCATAGCCCTCCAAACAATCCGGCTACTCCTCCAACAACTGCTCCTGCAGGTCCTCCCACTGAAAATCCTGTTGCGGCTCCGCTTGCGGCTCCCGATGCACCGCTCCCCCAATCTGCTTTAGGCATTTTTCACCTCAATTAGAAAATTTCTTGATTTAAAGTTTTACTTTTTACATACTTCACTCGGTGTTCATGGAGAAAGAATGTTGTCATTTCACCGAATGAGTTTTTTCCTTCCATGACACCTTTTTAAGTGATCAAAGTCCAAGTCACTGCTTCCGGTGTTGTCCTCGATGTCATTATCCATGCAGCATTAGTATCAGTTCTTACCGCTAAATCCCCTATAGAAAAGAAGCGATTCCTTTGATCATTGGCTGCTGGATTTGCCCCGCTGAGGATATTCTTTTTCGCTAGAATTCCAATCGATAAAGCGATGTCGGTGTACATCTCATCCAACTGCCTAAGAAGCGCTTTCTCTTCAGTTTTAGCGGCTTCGCCCCAATTCTTCTTAAGAGGTAGATTAGAACTCATACCAACCTGCCAATTGGAGACATTCCAGGCATCATCGCATGAACTTTGATCTTAGCCCCTGCTTGAGTATTTCTAACCCTAAACTGAAGGAAACGTGCCGTCTGATTGATCCAGATTTTTACCCATTTTTTGTTTCCAGTCTCTCCAGGAAGATTAGTGCAATTTATCGAATAAGTGAAATTAGGTATTGAAGTATTTTGAACCGGACTTGAAGGATTATTCACATTATCATTGGTGAAGACATCGACTGTCAAGGTAGCAGGAACAGAGACGATTTCTTCCTCTCCTTCGCTATTGATAATAGTTTCAGTTAAGTCAGTTGTTGCTGTTTCTACATAGAAATAAATCCAGCCGATTCGAATCTTCTTGTCCATCTCCACGAAGGGATTCAATTGCTTTGTGAGGAACTCAAAAGGAATGACTTTTGAGGCTAATCCACCTTCAGTATAAGCATCAAATCCAAGTGTTTTTATTTGCACGTCAACAACATTATAGTCAGTACTTATAACTTTAATAGCACCCTGTTTTCCATTAATTTGGGTCATCCCTCCGACATCTTTAAAGGAGATGTAATCACCAACATTGTAATTATTCCAGTCAGTTGTCACTCTTACAATGTCATCACTGATGACTTGCATAGCTCTAATTTTAAGAGGATTGTCTTCCCCTTGGGTGTCATTGAGCTTCCAGACTTCACCTTTATGTCCTCCTCCCACACTCATTGGAGTTCCTTTGGAGTAAGGAAAGCTATTCCAGCTGCCATAAGTGTCGGAAAGAGCATCCCAATCTGGAAAGCCCGCTTCTGCAGTTAAATCTGCCCAAGTAATTCCGAAGGCGACCTGGAAGTTCCCCATACATGAAAGAGGGATGCGATAAATGCTATAATTATCTTCCTCAAAGTTATTAACGAGAATTCTATCAGATGAGCCTATTGGCACAAGAGCTGGCCTTACAGTCCCTTGAGAAGGATAGAGGAGATAAACATCTCTATCTTCATCCAAGAAGCCTGAGAAACACGATTCAAATTGATCGTTGTTAATGCTATTGAAGGCGAAATTAGGAATCATCTCATCCATTCTTTCTACGCTATAACCATCAACGACTAGAAGACCTCTAGGACTAGCAGCAAAAGTTCTGTTGAGGTAAGAGATAACTGAGAAGGCTGCCTTCGATCCTCTACTTCCATCAAGCTTCTCTAGAATGAAAGGAGTGACATCATTTCCGGTATATTTAAGCATCCATGTAGCTGCTTCTGTAAAGAAGAGAATATCATCACGGTTAAATGCAGCTCCATAGAAGAAGGTGTTATCGGGGATGTCGATGAATCCAGCTCCAGTAGCTGTATTATCAAAGTTGTCAGAGTTAGCTCCAGTTCCGGAGATTCTTATTCTTCTTGGATAGAAAGTAGCCGCTTCCACAGTTTGAAAAAGAACTAAGCGGTCCCGAACGTTGAATATCTGCCTTGCATTGAGAGATCCTATTGTAAACGTAGGGGCATAATCTTGAAGAATTGTTCCATCCCATTGTTGAATTACATCTCCGGCAACTCCATTAGAAAACAAAAGTCTAGGAATTGAGGAAGGGCTAGCATAGTTAACCCAAGAGAAGAAGTCTTGATAATCCCCTGTATATGGGTAATGATTAGGAGGCACTGCTACGGCAGCAGCTATATATTCTAGTCTATCTGTTGTAGGGTTGTATTTATTTAGATATTTAGTATCAACCACAAGCAATTGACGAGTATTATCATTCGGATAGAAGTTCATCACTCCCATCACTGGAAGTCCTTGATGATAACTATAGGTGGCTGTGACTGTTGAGGCTAAAATAGGAGCTGCTGTAAAAGTGACTGAGACGGCGCCGGTAGTATAATTGATCGTTCCGGTTCCAGCTCCCGTAAAACCCCCAACCCCATTATCGGTCAAAACTTGAACAGGATTAGATCCGGTTATAACAAACGTTCCTCGTTGAACATAATCAGTGGCATTAATGGTGAAGGTTTTATTAGCTCCATCAATAGCTCCCGTCATCGCAGCCGCTGTAACTTGAACAACCATTCGGCTTTCTGTATAAGTAGATTTTCTTCCATTTGCGAGCCCTGAATAGCCATCTCTTTTTGTAGTGACTCCTCGATAGACATATCCATCAAACAGCTCAACCATTGCATCATTTGGAAGAAGCCATGGCTGTAGCCTTTGGTCTAGTCCAGTCGCATAGGCTGCAATCAAAAAGGGTTGGTAGCTCATTAAACCTGATAAATTAAAACGTTGCCCATGAGAACATCTTGAAAGTCTGCATCCGAACTAGCAGCCTTAAAACCTATATTAACTTTATTAATTGTCTGTGACACGCCATAACTATTTGCAGAAATCACAAAACCCGTCACACCTCTATTAGCCGCAGAGTCTTTTCTTTGTCCGGTAGCCACGACTATGTAATTAGCATTAGCTGCGGGAGCTGTAAAATTTATTGCATAAGCTCCAGATGAGGAGGCAGCTGCTCTTGTGACACTGGATACATTTGTCTGACTTCTTATTGTTAAATCAATACCATTAAAGTTAACCGCAGCAAATATTCCGGCAGCAGAGGCGGCTGGAGTGATTTGATATTCAACGCCTGCGCTCGTCATATAAGTTAGCTGTACAACTCCGGCAACTGTTTTAACGTAAAGTCTTCCAACTCCTGCTAATGCTCCAGTAGGTGCTTGGGGAAGCATATGAATTAAATTGTGGAATCCATCATCAGCTGTCGCGGTTAGATTGAACTGATGATCAGCACCCAAAAGCGTCTGAAGTCTTGTAAAGTTCGCTTGGCATTGTCCCGGCAGTAAACTCGGGGAGTCGCTATTCAAAGGAACAGCTGGATTGTAAGTCATATAATCTCCTTAAAAATCTGGATCGGTTCTTTGATTAGAAAGCTGATCCCATGTTCTTGCTAAAACTTGGCCACGATAGCGGCGATAAACACCCATTACTTCTTGATATTTATCCATCTCCCCATAATCCGAGAGAATGTCTAATGCAGCCCCATAGGCGAGATAACGGATAAGATATGCAGGCATGACTTGATCAACGCCTTCTTGTCCTGGAGCATTATTTATCCCTGCGAATTCTCCTCCGAAATAGAGCTTTATCTTATTCGCAGAGATGCGGATGGTATATTCTTGATCCGGGGGCCCTCTGAAAGTGAGGGAATTGTCATAGTAAAGAACATAAGTCGGCTGCTGAGGTGTAAAGACATTATTCCATGGCCATCTGTAATAGAAGTCACCTGGATTCTCATACCAAAACATCTTGAAAGTATTTGGATTCTGTCCTGAGTTTGGATAGCTCACATAGGCCAAAGGGCCTATGGTGCTAAATCCAAGATCATCGAGATTGACAGACATTGGATCATCAGTATCCTCATCGATGGTGAAATCCCACCATGTCTGATCTTCAAAAAGGCGCAGTTCCGTAGGGTGTTGTGCTTGGAGAAAAACGTTCAGATAATCATACATAATCGCATCAGTGAAAGCAGGATCATTACGATCCACTCTTCCTGTGACATTGCGCATGATCTGAAGAACTTGTGTTGCTGGCTGACTAAGAACTGGCCCTGTTTCTGTCATATAACCCCTTAAAAATCAATAACTTGGCATGAGAATCTATTCTTCTCGCCGGTTTGTCTCGTCTCGGTGATCATATCTCCACCATCGTTGACTTTGACTTCAGAGAAGATTGGCACTGCTAACTTGTTAAGATACTTAACAACGGGGATCGGTAGCTCATATTCATGTCCGGGCTTAAGCTGACCTCTCCAATCGATGTCTTTGTTTCTTACAATGGCTTTAAGAATGTTTTCAGGTTGATCAAATCGTTGGAACTTGATTCTGACCTTCTTATGATAAGACTCATCAGGCACTTTGACCTTCATCTTATTACGCTCATGGAGACATGTTCTGTTATGTTTTCTAACATGTGTATTGTAAACATCGAAATCTTCGATCGTTTTTAGTTCGAAAGTATCAAAG